TGATACACCCCCGTCGTGTCCTGCAGCGAGACGAAATACTTTGTCCCGTCGCTGCCCGCCACGCCGTTCCGGAAGCGCTGCGTGCCGAATGCCGCGCTCACGCTCTGCGGGATGCCGCCGCTCCATGCCACGATGCCTGTCCGGCTCAGGTAGAAAAGCGTCTCCCCCGCAATGGCAAGGCTCTCGTCGCTGCCTTTTTCCACGCCCAAACTGGCGCTGCCCATCACCTGAAAATTGGACGGCTTGTCGCCGTATACCTTGTAGATGTGCTCCTCCTTGAAGAAGCACGGATAGCCGAGATAGCTGCAGCACGCCGTAAAATCTCCAGTGCTTGCCACATCCACCGCAAAGCTGTCCGTCGCCACGCCGTCAAATACATTCCAGTTGAAGATGTCGCCCAGCTTGCTGGCGTAGATCGTGTCGCCCTTGCATCCCCACAGCCGGTTTTCATTCTCGCAGATATAGTCTAACTCTGGAACCGTGCGGCTGAGTTGCAATGTTTCGCTGTCTCCGCCGTCCGAGATGGCGAAGGTGTTCTCATAGAAGCGCAGGTTGTCCCCGTCAATCTCCCGTATAATGGCGGTCTTGTTGTTCTCCGGATGCGTCGTCGCGCCGGAGATCGTCACCGCGTCGCCCTCGTTGAACTTTGCTCCCGCACCCACAGCGTAGATGGTGTTGGCTTTTGCTTCCTCGCCCGCGTAGGTGCCGTCCTGAATCTTCGCTCTCCCGCTCCAGCTGCTTTCCAGTGCGCCGAAGTCGCCCGTCAGGCGGTTGTAGTATTTCTTGTCCGGCAGGATGACGATGTACGCGCCGAGGCTCGTGAACTTCTTGTGCCCGTCGGTGACGATGCCCTTCAGCTCGCCGTCGGCGTAAAAGCCCGTCCCATCCGCCCAGTACAGCCCGTCGTGGGCATATAAGCCGTTCGGTTTCGTCAGCGTCCGGCATGTCCACCGCCTTGTGCGCGGGCTTAAAAGGGGATAGAAGTCGCTCGTCAGATTCTCCATGTCCCACAGGTCTCCGTTCTCTGCTGCGAGCGTGTGGTTGTATCCGCCGAACTTTACCTGCTTGCGCTTGCTGATGCCGTCGCCGTAGGCCATGGATGGCAGCCCGGTCGCCATTATCCCTCACCTCCGAACACAATGAACTTCTCCAGCGCTTCCAGCTGCATGGGCGTGATCTTCTCCGGCACCGGCGCGTGCTGCACCGTGAAGTCATCCTCCACCTGCGTCATGCCCAGCGCTCTGCGTTCCCTCTGGTATCCCGCCGCCGCGTCTGCGTCCCGATAAGGGAAGGTGCCCCGCTCCGTCCATTTGATATTGCCCTTTTCGTCCTTCTCCGCGTACTTCTCCGCCAGCTTCAGTTCCTCATTCTGCAGAAACTCCACATGGCTCTGCAGCTGCTTCTTCACCATCATCACAGCAAACGCCGTCTGATAGTCCATTTCCTTCTGCTGCAGCTGTACCGCCGCCAGATAGGCGTTCGCGCATTCGATCAAATACATGCTTTCCCTCCTTAGCTGCTGCTCACTTGAAGCAGCGTCCCGTTGACATACACATCTCCCGTCAGGTAGATGCCGCTGTCGCCTCTGATGGTCATTCTCGTTCCCGCATACAGGAACACGTTCTCGTCCGCCTCCATACTGATGCCGCTGGCACTCTGCAGCTTCATGGCAAAGCCCACGCCCTGCACATAGTTGGTGTAGATGAACATGCGGTATGTGCGCTCGTACTCCGTGCCCGCGCCCTGATCGTCCAGTCGGATGCCGCCCGCCACATAGTTGGTGTTCAGGTAGCAGAACTCGATCTCGCCGCCCACGGTTCCGTTGGCTTTCAGTACGCTTTTGAAGGTGCTGCCCTCGATGGTGCAGCCGTAGATGTCAATGGCCTCGATGGTGCCCGTGGTGATGTTGTCCCCGTTGATGGTCGTCCAGCCGCTGGTGGACAGGTCTGTGAAGCTCACCATGCCGGAGAAGCTGATGGACTGGCTGCTCAGCTGCACGCCGTTGGCCAAAAGCCGAATGGTGGAGCTGGATGAGCCGTTGGTCACGCTCAGCGTCATGCCGTTCACCGTCTGCGTCAGGGAAGAGATGTTCCCCTCTGCGTCCGAGATGCGGCTTGTCAGGCTTGTGGCCGTCTGCTGCAGGGTGGAGATGCTGCCCTCCGCGCTGCTGATGCGGCTTGTCAGGCTTGTGGTGGTGGCGGTGAGCTGCGTGATGTTTCCCTCCGCATCGCTCAGCCGTGCGCCCAGTCCCGCCGCCGTCACTGTCAGCGCCGCGATATTTGCCTCGTCATCCTTCAGCTGCACATACACCGGCTCCGTGATGATGTTTGCGATCTCCTCCAGCCCCGCGTCGTTGAAGTTCTCTTTGTCAAGGTTTCCCATGCTGTAGCGCAGCTGCTCCAGCAGCATGTAGAGATAGCTTGTGATCTTCTCAAACTTCTCGTCCGTGCTCTGCTCCTGCGTCAGCGTCGGGAAAGTGGTGTCTGCCGTCAGCAGGTTTGATGGCATCTTTCATGCCTCCTTTCGCGCAGAAGGCGGAGACCGGCGGAATGCACCGGCCTCCGCCGCTCTCTTAGTCCTTCACCGCAGGCTCCATGCCCACAGCCTTCAGCTTGCGGTCAAACGCCCCGCCGCGATACTCCAGTACAAGAGTACGCACCATGTCGTGGCTCAGGTCGATGATGTCCTCGTTGCCCGTCGGGTCGCTGCCGTCGCCACCGAGGATGTTTGCATCCATCAACTTTTCAACGATGTCGTGGAACTCCTTGTTCTTGATGTCCCGCAGCCGTTCGTATCTCACCATGTTTTCTTCCTCCAGTCTTTCGTTTACTTCCTTTGCGATCTGCCCGTGATGCTCGTACAGCCAGTTGCCGGGGCAGCTCTTATTGGCAAACCAGCGGTGCACCGTCATGTTCTGCTTTTCCACCTGACCTACGAGGTTTTGATCTCCCTTCCACCGCAGTTCAGGGATGTGATTCCGCTTGCAGATGTCCACCAGCAGATTGATGAGGCTCCTGTAGGCTTCCTCCGTTATCGGCCACGGCTCGCCGTCTGCGCAGTTGGCCACCTCGATGGTCACAGCCCGGTTGTCGTTGCTGGCGCTTGAAGTGCACCAGCTGCGGTTTCCCTCGTCCACATACAGCGCGATTCTGCCGTCGCTGCCGATGCCGTAGTTGCTGCTGGCCTCCCGCGATCTGTCTGCAAACAGTCTGCCGCAGCTCTCCACGCTCAGGTTTCCCGCCATGCAGTGGATGCTGATAGTGTCGATGGCGTGCCTCCGCTTGCCGGAGTGGTTCGGGCTGAGCCGGGTATAGCTCACCAGCTTACTGTTGCTCATGGTCTCCCTCCTTGCCTGGTGTCGCGGTGCTCAGCATGTCCTTCAGCTTCTTCAGCACATCCACCGCATACGCCGTGAACGCCGCCAGCAGCGCGATATGTACCGCCGTCATCAGGTTCACCGTTTGTCCCTCCGCCTCGATGACCAGCAGATCAGGGTTCAGCCAGCCTGCGTAGTACACCGCGATGAGTGACGCAGCCACCACGCCGCCCTTGATGCAGCCGTTGCGGAACTTCATCATGTCCCATGTGCCCTCCATGAAGGCGTTCACGCTGCCGAGGGCGATGTTTGCCGCGATCAGCAGCACCAGCCCGATACCCAGTCTCACGATTGTAATGTCCGTCATGGTCTTGCTCCTTTCATAAGTCCGTTACCTGTTCTTCCTTCCTGCCGATACCACCGAAGCTCTCCCGCTTTTCAAACAGGCTCTTCACGCAGTACAGCAGCACCACGCCGATGATCTCCGTCACCGCCGTCCGGCTCAGGCTTTCCGCAATTTCAGTCCTGCCGAGGAAGGCGAGGACGTAGCTGCACCACACCCAGCCGATGCCGTTGATAAGGCACGCCCACACAATGCGCTTGGTGGTCGTTGTCTTACTTGGCCGTCTTCTCTGATGCCTGCCCTTCATGCCCCTCTCTCCAGATCGTCAATGCGGTGGTTTGCCACCTTCAGCTTTTCCTCGAAGACCGCCGCCGCCTCTTCCAGATGGTAGGTGCGCTCCACCAAACCGTTGTGCTTCGCTACTTTCTGCTCCAGCTCCTCCAGCCGGTAGGCGATGAGCGCCGCGCTTTTCTTGTTTGCGAAGTACGCCCCCGCCATGGTGCCGATCAGGCTCAGCACAGCCACAATGACCGTCTCCGTCATGCCGTCGCCTCCGTCCATCCATACGCACCCGGCTCCCACACGTTCGCGTCCACATCGCTCGTCCAGTGTTTGCCGTTGTGGCTCACCTTTGCGCCCTTGGCGTAGGCATCTGTGCTGCCCACCGGCTGGCTCCACTCCGGCCATTCCTCCGCCGGGTCGGAGATGCCCACCCACAGCGACGGGCTGTCCTCCGGTTTCCAGTCCCCCTGCGAGGTGTGCGCCTGCAGGCATTTGTAGAGCTTTCCGCTGCGTTCCCTGATCTGTCCTGCGGTGTAGGCCACCGGGTACGCCCACGGGCTGAACAGCTCCGCGTGCTCTCCCGCCGTCACGCCGTCGATGTCTCCCCTCTCTGTCATGGTGACAAATGCGATGCCCACCGCCTCACTGCTGCTCTGCAAAACCGTGCCGGTGTCCTTCTCAATGAGCTGCACTTCCTTCAGTTCATCAAGCCCCGTGCGCCCCATCAGACGGTATACCGTGCCGTCCACGGCCACGCCCTGTGCGTCCTCCTCTTCGCAGAGGATGTAGAAGCCGTCCGCGTGCCTGCGGATGTAGTTTGGCTTCTCTGTCAGCGCGATCACGCCGCCGTCCTTTCTGATCTCGTACATGCTTTCACGCTCCTTTTTCCATCAGTCGTTTGTAGAACCTGTCCATCCGCCGCAGCACCCGGTAGCTGTTGCCCCGCCGCATGTGGCCGCGCCAGCTCTCGTATGCCGTGCGGATGTCTTCCTCTGTCATTCTGCCTTCCGCCATCCATCGCCGGAAGGTCTTCAGCTTCCGCCGCATCCGCCTTGCGCTTTTGCGGCACATCTTCCGCCGTACCTTCCCCGTCTCCGTCAGATAGAATCTCGTCTTCAGGAAATGCAGCTCCTGCAGCTTTACAATGCGCGTCTTCTTCTCGTTCATCCGGATGCCGAGGTCTGCGCATACCGCCCGGATTTGCTTCAGGCATTCCTGCAGGTAGTCCCGGCTCTCGTGGATGAGATAGCCGTCGTCCATATATCTGCCGTAGCCCTCGATGTGCAGTTGCTCCTTGATGAAGTGGTCAAGCCGGTTTGGCAGCATCAGCGCGTCGATCTGGCTCACCTGACTGCCGAGGCCGAAGCCCCGCTCGCCAAAGTCCTCCATCAGGCCGCACGCCAGCTTTCGCACCCGCTCGTCCCGGATGCGCCGCTCGCTCTCTGCGTAGATCGGCGCGTGCGGCGCGGAGTTGAAGTAGTCCGAAAAGTCGAATACCAGCGCCCAGCCGTTCGTCCCGTGCTTTCGGTAGTACCGCTGCAGGTGGCAGGTCAGCCTATCCATGGCAAAGTCGATGCCCTTGCCCTTCAGGCTCGCCGCGTTGTCGTACACGAACGCCGCCGAGAACAGCGGCACCAGCGCGTTATCGCACAGGCAGCGCTGCACCACCCGCTCCGCAATGTGCACGCTGCGGATGTGCCGCAGCTTTCCCCGTTCCATCAGGTCGAAGGCGAAAAAGCCCTTGGTCTTCCATGTGCCGTCCATCAGCTCCCGGTGCGTCCGGGCGCGGTAAAGTTGCCAAGATACCGCTGTGTGGAGCATTTCCAGCCCACGCCCTTGCAGCATTCCCGTCCCGCCCGGTACAGGTGCTCGTAGCTGAATACCTGCTCAAAGCTCCCGCACGCCTCGCTGCGTGCATCTCTTCGCCGCTGGCGTTCCGCTTTTCTTCTCCTGTACCGTGCCTCGTGTCTCTCTTCGCTCGTCATAATTCTCCTCGCCCGTTAGGGCATCCCCTGTACGGAATTATTCTTGGGTGCGTGTTCTATCCGCGTGGCAGTACCAGCCATGGAACGGGCTGTCCGCACATTCGCCCGCCATGCAAGCAGCGTCCGGCTGACTGCATCAGAGGATTGTTTTGGCTGTGCCGGGAACAAGCTCTCCTTCTGCAAGGGTGCTGCTTCGCCGCTGCCGGTTACTGTCCTGACCCATCTCTTGCAGAATCCGAAGGCCACGCCATTCGCATTGCTCGCGTTGTTGTAGTTGGCGTTGCCGTTGCTGTTGACATTGCAGAAATTCGTGGAGTTGCTGCCATTCGGAGAGCGCTCCCACCAGTTGTTCGCGCTGCCGCAAGTGCAACAAATACAGAGCTTGACCCATGTTCTTCATTCCGGAAGGTCTTTGTACCGCTGCCGGTCGTTCTTCTTCACCGCCGCGATGAGCTTCGCCTCCTCGCAGATGAGGTCGCCCCAGCGCTGCATCGCCTTGTGAATCCACCCATATCCCTCCGGGTTCTGCAAAATGCTGTCATACAGCAGCTGCAGCTTTGGGCTGAGGTTCTGCAGCGCGTTGTTCGCTCGCATCAGCTCGTCCCTGCGCAGCTGCGCCTCGTGCCGGTTCGTCGGCCAGATGTTGTTCGCCGCCCGTACCCGGTCATGCACCTCGCTGCTCAGCTCCATGATGCGTCCCGTCAGAAACCGCTCGTACCGCTTCGGTGCCTTCATGCAGCACGCGAAGGTGTGTGCCTCCAGCTGTCTTGCCGTTTCGATGAACTGCACGCTGCTCTCGCCCCGTTTTGATTTGTAGACCGACATGGTTCTCTCCCTTCCATCCCGCAGCACACAGGCTGCGGGATTTCCTCAGATGCTGGATTAAAAGCAGAAGCCGAAGGCCACGCCACGCGCATTGTCCGCGTTGTAGTAGAGGGCGCTGCCGTTGCTGGTGACAAGGCAGAAATGCGTGGAGTTGCCGCCACGCGGAGAGCGGAGCCAGTACCACCATGTACCGTTCCCCGGTCTCTCCTTCACGCGGCTGCGTTCCGTGCTGAACAGCTCCAGCTGTGTCTCATCTGTGTCCGCCGGTGCCCAGTCCTCTGCTCCTTCCTTGCCGAACATCTCTGTGAACGACGGCAGCCACAGCTTGTCCTCGCTCTCCAGTCGTTCGCCGTCCATGGTCTGTACGATGCAGCGCGGCACGATCATCTCCCGCAGCTCGTCCGGCAGCATGTGGATGATGGTTCCGTTGAGCCACAGCCGCATCTCGCTGTCTCGCCAGCCGCCCTTGTTGGTCATGCGCTTGTTCATCCCGTGTTCATCCTTCATGCAGTCCTTCAGCAGGAAAATCAGGCCGTGCTCCGTGGTGCCCACGGCCTGCGCCGTCAGCTCTTCGCCGGTCTTCAGCGTGATGTCCAGCTCGTCGCCCACCTGCAGCAGCTCCTGCAGCTTTCCGTCCGCCTGCGCCTTCTTAATGGTGTTCCACTCGATCTCGCTTGTGATGGTCTTTCTGATATTCATGGGGCATCCTCCTAAATCATTTGTATCGTTCATCCCACGGCACAAAGTATTTGCCGCACGCCTTCTTCAGGCGCTCGTCCACCTTGCCCTGCGTGAACCATATCTGCTTGTCGGTCTTTGCATCCGCAAGGCACATTTCCGCATAGGTCATAAAGGTCTGGTCGTAGCAGTCGCTCAGCTTCTTCAGCCGCTCTTCGCCCCAGCCGAAGTCTTCGTGCATGGTGATGAGCATCATGTCCTTGCACTGCTGCAGCGTAAAGCGCCGGGTCTTCTCATCCCGAACAGCTTGCTGCGCCGCCAGCTTCTGTAGGTATCCGCTCTGCTTTGCCATCGCTTATCCCTCCAGTGTTTCCTTCAGCGCCAGCAGCTTTTCAACGGTGTCCTCATAGGCCGCCTCCAGCAGCACCGCGCAGTCTGTCATGCCCTCGTCGCCGTATGGGCAGCCCCAGTGTTCCTCGCTGCTGCATACCCGCTTGCCGCAGGCATCCATCAGCTCCACAGTCTGCCGCGCGTCCTTCAGCTCCTTCAGCAGCCCCTGTGCCTTTTGCAGCGTCTCAGGCTCCAGATCGCTGCGCTCGTATTCCCGCAGCTTCTCGTAGCAGCGCCGCTGATCGCATCGTCCATCCTCGCAGAAGCTCCCGCCGGGGATGGAATCGCACTGCGCAATGTCGCAGAAGGAAAGGTCGGTGTCCACTGTCAGCCGTTTCATTTGCCGCACACCGCCGGTCTGCTCTGCAGCTCTCCGCCGCAGGCCGCATAGCCCGCAAGGTCTACCCAGTTGTCGCTCTTGCCGTGTCCTGTGGCAATGCGTGCGATCTTCAGCAGCGCCAGCAGTGCCGCCACATCCTCCGGCACGATGCAAACCTCCGCCGTCGGGTCTCCGACGCACTTTTCTTTGATGTAGGTCTCCCACAGCTCACCGATGACGCGGAAGCTGTCCTCCGGCGTTCCGTAGTCTTCTTCTCTCTGCCCGCACACGCAGACCTCCGCCGCGTGTAAAAACTCACTTCTTGTCATCATTCGTCCTCCCCGTGCAGCACCGCGATGTTCGCCAGCACGCTGGCATTCGTCCACTCCATGGCCAACAGGATCGCGCTGCGCTGGAACTCGCCCGCCAGCGCGCAGAATGCGTCGCCGTTATGGTCTTTCACCGCGCTCCACATATCCTTGTGCACGTCCTTGATGGCCTTCATCCGGCTCTCCACGTTCTCGATGTTTTCCTTCAGCTGTGCCCACGCTTCCCGGTCACTGGCAAATCCGCGTCCGCGTTCTTCCATAATGCCGCTCAGCAGCTCCGCAGAGGTCGCCTGCATGTTGCCCATCAGCTTCTGCTGTGCGCTCAGGTTATCCATGCCGCACCTCCGCGATCTCCCAGTCCTCCGCCAGCATGTCCGTCTGGCTTGCCAGCCACGGCACGCAGCTGCGCGGTGCATCCGGATTGTTGCTGCGCAGGCCAGTAGTGTCGATGTAGATGTACGGGCTGGTCATCTTGCTGTGCTCATCCGGCACCTGCAGCTTGATAAAGATGCCCTTGCCGTTCCAGCCTCTGCGCCGAACCGGCCAGCCGCAGTGCAGCTTGCTCAGCGCCCAGCCAAAGTCGTGCGTTTTCACTTCCACCGCCTTGCACTTCGCAGCGCGCTCCTCGTCCGTCCTCTTCTGCAGGGCGTAGCCCTCCAGCTCCCACAGCCGGTTCTCGATGTGCTGGAAGCACAGCTTCTTTCCCAGTTCTACGTCGTAGTTGGCCGGGTCTACGCACGCGCTGCTCTCCGTCAGGATGAAGCCGTTGCGCAGCCGCACCGTCACCACCGTGCACTTGCCGAACTCCGTGCGCACCTGCACGTCCGCGCTGTTCAGCAGCAGGTCGATCTCCGCCTGTGTTACCTTGATGTCGCTCATGTTCATTTCCTCCTGTCATTTTGTTTGTATATCGTCCGCCCCCACTGGCAGCGTGGGCAGAGGTATCCGTCCTTGGGTATCGTTTGGCCTTTGGCGATGTTCCATCTCAGTCCGCAGCTGCGGCAGGTCTCGTATCGCAGCCCCGGTATCTCCCGCGCTTCCTGTTCTCTCATGCGCCTGCCTCCCGGTACAGCTTTGTTCTTCCGCTTTCGACGTGGCAGCGGTTGATGAGCGGTCTTTGCTTTCTTCCGCCATCCAGAATTACCCTGAGATCGTCCGGTGTCCGGATGATCTTTTCCACGGTTGTGACCATCAGCCACTCGTGGCTTTCCGTGGAACAGTCATATATGACGGTCATGCCCACCTGAAGCTCATCCCATGCAAGCCTCCGCCCGTGTTCCTCTATGTATGCGCCCACGCGCAGCGCAGCGGGGAAGAGGCTCAGCTGTTCCATCCGCTCACTCCTCATACGGGCTTTGCAGGCTCCAGTCCCAAACTTGCCCGCCGTCCCACTCCGTCCGGAAGTGGTTGTGTTTTCCGTCGCCGGTGAAGAAAAGGTATTCCCTCGGCAGCACTCTTCCTACCTCCGTCTCTCCGTCCTTTTCGTCCAGCCACCGTTCGATCACATCCAGCGCCAGCTCCTCCAGCTCCGGCAGCAGCGGATGATCTGCTGCATATCCATGGAACTGGTACGGCTTTGTCACCACAGCAATCACGCCCGCCGGTGTCGCATCCCGTGCATCGTCCGCTCGGTTCAGAATGCACCACACCACCGCTGCCCGCTCTGTTGTTCCGCACACCATGGCCTCGCCGTATACGGTCTTGGCGATGTACGCCGCCGCATCCGTCCATGCGCTCATGTCCCGCTCAGGTTCTTCCTGTCGGATGACCGGCTCTGGCATGTGCGTCACATAGGTCTGCGTCAGCTTCTCTGCCACCGCCTCATCCTGCTCAATCGGCTGCGCCGTTGTGCTCAACATCAGCGCCTTGGCCACCACCGCCGCCAGCATCAGCAGCGCCGCCGCTGCCGCAAGTGCTCTCTTTCTCATTCCATCCACCCCGCCAGCCACGCGAACAGCGCCGCCGCGCACATGGATGCAGCCATCATCAAGAAGCCCGCGCTCAGCGCGATGCTGTCCTGCTCCACGCCTCCACCGATGCCCAGCGTCAAAAGGAAGCTCAGTCCCGCCAGCGCACCCCACACGCTCTTCAGCGTCCGGCGCTTGCGCCTATGTACCGTGCGGTATCTCGTTTCCATGTTTTTCCTCCCGTCTAAAACGGCAGCTCGCCGTCGTCTTCCGTGATCTCGTCGTAGGCGTTCCCGCCCTGCTGGTAGATGTCCGCCACCTGCTCCAGCTTCTTCGTGTCGCCGAAGTACAGGTTGGTGGCGTTCAGCTCTGTCTCCTTGCGGGTCTGGTCGTGTTTGTCCTTCCATGTGCGTGTCTGCAGGCGGCCTGTGGCCACCACCATCCGCCCCTTGCCGAAGAACTTGCACAGGAACTCTGCCGTGCCTCGCCATGCCACACAGTCGATAAAGTCCGTGGCACGCTTGCCGTCTTCCCCCGGCTTGCCGTCTCGCTCCACCGCCAGCGTGAAGCTGCACACCGGCGTGCCGGTGCTCGTTCGCCGCAGTTCCGGGTCAGCGGTCAGCCGCCCCATGATGGCCGTGTCATTCAGCATCGCTCTCAACCTTTCTCTCGATGGATTTCATCAGCTTCAAAAAATCAGCCGCCTGCGGATATTCGCCCGTGTCGTCGCGGACAACCTCCGCCAGAAAGCTCTGAAGCTCGCGCCAGCAGGCGGTATAATAAATCTCGTTTCGATCACTCCGCATCCCTTTATCCCCACTTTTCCACGATGTTCTCCGCCGCTTCCTTCGTCAGCCCGATGAAGTCCTCGTCCGTCGTGCCTATCAGGATGGCGTTGCCTACGATGACGTCGTTGAAGAGGTACGCCATGTCTGTGGCCAGCCGGTTCACCGGCATCCCCAGCAGCTTGCCCTCCTCGTTGATGATGAGCGTCAGCCCCACACCCTGCTCATGGCTCCATTCGCCCGCCAGCGCCGTGGGCACCGTTTCAATATGGCCTTCTACGATCTCCTGCAGCGTCTTCAGGTCTAAGCTGTCGCCGTGGTAGCAGTGCAGCAGTGCCATTTCCTCGTTCTGCCTGATGATGATCGCATATCTCTCCATGCGCTTTTCCTCCTTCACCAGTTCACGCACAATTCCTCGTCCAGAATCTGAAATGTTCCGGTCGGCTTCTCTTCCGTGGGCTGCAGGTCTTCCTCATCCAGATAGTTCCTGCCGAACTCCCGCATGAAGTCCTCCTTCGTCCAGCCCATCCGCTCCATGGCCATCTTCTGGCCGTAGCGGTGCAGCTCGTCCATGGTCTCCCGGCAGCTGTGCACCGCTTTCTCCCCGAAGATGTGGCAGCTTCCGTGGCACAGGTAAACTGTCAGACCGTACTTCTCGCTCTTCTTGCGGTATGCGCCGCCGAAGATGTGGTGCTTGTCCAGCGGCTCCGCCGTCCCGTTCCTGCCGCACAGCCAGCAGCTTCTTCCTGTGTACATCTTTCTGCCTCCTTCAGGTTTCTGCGGCGTGTCTCTTGCAGCGCCCGTCCACGCCTACGCCTTTGAACTTGCCCTTGTTCGCTCTCGCGCGGGCAGCGTCCAGCCGTGCCTTGTCGATGTCGTACTCGAATCTGCCGTTCGCATCCAGCTTGTCGGTCATGCCCCGGTTCAGCTCGCGGTATACAGAAGTCTCGTGCAGTCCCACCGCATCCGCGATGTCGCCCACCTTCCAGCCATCTTTGTACAGCCTTGCGATCTCCATGCGCACCTCGTCATCCATGACCTTGTATTTCAATTCAGTGCTCAACCTTCTCACTCCTTCCGCCCGTTTGAGCATAAAAAAATATCGCAAGTCGAACCGTTTAGGTTCTTCTTGCGATATATTTTACAGGTTGCCAGTGCAAAATGCAATACTTATCGCAAGATTTTTCAATTAAAAAATAGCCAGACTTTCACGCCATGATTTGTGCAAGTTGTTCATTGAACGCTCTGGCTGCCGTTGTCCGTCCCAAAATCTCCCGTGGGTAGTTGTTCATCCAGTCTGCCGCTGCGATGATCTCCTCGTCCGGCACCTCGTCGAAGTTCGTGCCCTTCGGGAACAGCCGCCGGAACATCTTGTTCAGATTCTCGTTGCTGCCGCGCTCATAGCTGCTGTACGGGTGGCAGTAGTACATCTTCGTCCGCTGCCCGCCGAAGATGGAAGTCTCCATGCCCTCACAGTCGGAGAACTCGCTGCCATTGTCCACGGTGATGCTGCGGAAGATTTTGCTGAACAGCGCGCCATACTTCCGCTCCAGTCCGTTCAGCGCCGCCACCACGTTCTCCATGGTCGCGCCGTACATGGGCAGCGTGATCTCGTTGCGGCTCAGTCTCTCCGTCAGTGTCAGCACGCACTTCTTCGTCTTTTGCTTGCCCTTCACAGTGTCCATCTCCCAGTGAAACGGCTCTTCCCGCTGGTTTATTTCCTCCGGCCTGCGTTCGATGCTCTCGCCCTGCGGTGGACGCGATGCCGAGCGCACACGATTGTATCCGCGCTTGGTCTCTCCATGCAGCGGCAGGTCTTTGTTGGTGATGTTCAGGAATACGCCGTTCGTGATGTAGTTGTAGATGGTCTTCTCGCACACGCGCACGGAAAACTGTTTTCCCTCCAGTTCAATGTCCATCAGGACAGCAGCGGGGCTGCGCCCCTCGTCAGCGATCTTGCGCTCAATGTAGTCCGCCAGCGCATAGTCATTCCCCAGCTTGATCGGTCTGCCCTTGGCGGTCTTTCCGTATTCATACTGTTGTTGCGCGATGTCGGCGGAGTAGTGCTTGTCCGTGGTGTAGTCGCCGTTCAGGTGGTCGTACATCACGCCCGGACGCTTCAGCTCCCGGTACACGGTGGTGTAGTTGACGCGCAGCGCGTCCGCGATCTCCTGAATCCCGGCTCCGCCGTTGTACATCTGCTCGATCTTCAGTCTGTCAGTGTAGGTCAGGTGGTGGAACCGCTTGAACTTTCTCTCCATGCCGTGTTTCTCCTTTGCGCTTTCTTGCGCTTATTCTAAAGCTGATTACGGCAGGTGTCAATATATGCAAAATCCCTCCGCCCGCAGGTGGAGGGATTATTCTTTTCCCAGCAGCCAGTCCGTGCTCACGCGCAGCACCTCGGCCAGTATCGGCAGCTCAAAGTCCGGCACCACGCGCTTGCCGGTTTCAATTCTGCTCACGGCCATCTGTCCCAGCTGAAGACCGGCCAGCTGCAGCTTCGCCGCCAGCTCTTCCTGTGACCAGCCCATACGCATTCGCGCCTCGCGCACCCGCTCGCCGCATAGATTAAAGCGATCTCCCAGTGTATACAGCCGCACAGCTCCGCCTCCTCATAATCATCTTTTGCATATTCTTGCTTGAACTTACCATGTCTTCGTGTTAATCTTATAAAAAAGATGATTAGACGGAAAATATTTTTTGGAGGTATACCTATGAAATGGCTCGTATATGGCTGCGGTCTTCTGATTTCCAGCGCCGCGCTTGTTGCTCTCTCCATGTCCGGTGTGTTTCCTGCCCTCGGCGGTATCGGCTCCGGGCTGTTGACAGTCTGCGTCTACTTTCTCGGTGTATATCTCGCGCCGCGCCTCATCATTCATCGCCTTCAGCAGCGTGTTTCGAAAGAGAAGCCCGAAGATATTGTTACCATTGAGCCAAATCGTAAGCCCGTCCGCCGCGATGTCGTCGGCTATCAGCTGGCTATATTTATCCTTGTTTGTGCAACGGTTCTCCTTGCTCTCCGATGCGGCAGTGCGTCCGCCGAAGTCGATGGCTTACAGGCTCAGTTGGAAGAGCAATATCGTGACCGGTATGAAGAAGGCTATGCAGATGCCGAAAGTACCGCTTATGAAAGCGGCTATGATGCCGGGTGTAAAGATGGCTACAGCACCGGCTATGCCGACGGAGATGCTGCTGGTCGCAGTGCAATCCTGTCTGCTTATTACGATGAGCTGCGCTTCTTCCGCAATGGCGCCTGTATCGTCACGGAAGAAGGCTATCGTTATCACCACTATGGCTGCCATCACATTGCAGGGCGCGAGTATTGGATATACAACACCGAGTTGGCAGAATATAAAGGCTATTCTCCCTGCATTGATTGTTGGGAAGATGGGCTTTTGACAATTATACTGAGCTGATAACGAAGCAGAACACCGCCGGGTCTCCCCGGCGGTGTTCTTGTCTTATCCCTTCGGCAGTACCAGCCCGCCGGTGTAGCTTGTGCCATCCGGCAGCACGATGCCGCTCTCTGTCTCAGCATTCAGCGCATCGTAGACTTTCTGCCCCACGCTGGTGCTGTACGGGTTTTTCGCAGGCTTCCAGCTCTTGTTTGCCAGCTGCCACAGTGCAGCCTGCTGCGTCACCGTCAGGCTCTGCCCGCCGCCTGCTCCCGGCAGTACGATACCGTTACCGCCGCCGCCCATAGAATCAATGGCCGCTTCCACCTCTTCCTGCTTGAACGTGCCGTTGCCGTCAAAGTCGAACTTCGGCAGCAGCTCCCGGAATGCGACATACGCTTCCGGTGTCACGCCGTATCTGTATCCCGTCTGCAGCTTGCTGTACTCGCTCTCCTGCATCATCTCGCCCAGCACGTTCATCTGCTCTTCGGTGCTCAAGCCCGCATCCACCACTGCGCGGTAACGCTGCAGGCCGCTCACGCTGTCCTTGCCGTCCTCCGGCTCCAGTGCGTTCAGGCTGTTTGCCAGCTCATAGGCTGCGTCATCACTCAGTCCCGCCGAAACGAAGCTGTCGTACCGTGCTGCCTCCGCCGGAATCTGACTGTAATACTTGAAGCAGTCCCGCACGGTTTCCGCCTGCTCTGCGGCCAGATTCTGACTGTTCACCCAGCGAGAGAACTCCACCGCCTTCTCTGATGCGCCGCTGTACTTCTCGTTGACGGTGGTGTACTCGTTCTGCACCTTCAGGAACGTATCAAAGTCCAGTCCCGCCTGCTCGAATGCCATAATGTCATCGTCTCGGCTCGTGGTGTAGCTGCCGTCTTCCTGCTTCTCGCCGAATAGGCATCTGTACATCTCCCGCTTCTCGTCGTCCGTCAGCGGGCTTTCCGCCAGTGCGGTGCGCTTTGCGTTGGATGCTTCTGCTCCTTTCAGGCTTCCCGTGTTTTTAACATCCAGCAGCACCTGCGTCACCGCGCCCATGTCTGCGTCGCTGTCGGCCAGTGCGTCCATCAGCTCCCGTTCCTTGTCGGTTGCCATCAGCCCATAATAGACCACGCTCTTTCCGTCGCCGGAGATGTCTGCGGCCTGCAGCACTCTTCGTTCCGCTTCGGCCTTGCTTTCCGTCTCCGTTTTCTTCGTTCCGCGCAGTTCCTTCAGCAGGTTGTACGCATCTTCTTCCGGCACGCCAGCCTCCGTCATTCCCTGATAGGCGGCAGTCTCCTTTGCGCCAAAGCTCTTGAATCCGCTCTCTACCCAGTCTCTTCCGGTCTTCAGTGAGGTTTTCCCGAACAGCATGGCTTGCCCCGCGTTCAGTGCAGCCTGCCACGGGTCATCGTTGTATACCGGGTACTGCAGCAGATCATTGCCTTCGGCATCCACCGAATAGCTTCCCCCTTTGATCGTTGCGCTCAGTCCTTGGTAAATCTTCTTCAGCTGTCCGCCGCCGAATGGAAGCGCCAGATAGGTCAGCGGGTTCATCAGTTCTTTGCCCGCCGTGGCCAGCTTCTTCTTGGTGCTCCATGTGTCGCTCGTCACAGTCTTCAGCAGGTTGTCCCAATCCGGCAGAGCGCTGCTGATCGGGACGCGCCCGCCGCCCAGCACGCCGCCGATGAACGGCAATTCCTCCGCCACATCGCCCAGCGTTTCGGTCACGGTGTCGTAGGCGTTTTTCTTCTCCGTCTCAAAAGACGGCATATCGCCTGTCACAGCACCTACGCCCAGCTCCACAAGGTTCGGCAGCTCATATCCGGTGATGTCGCCCACGGTGTCGTTCAGGATGCCCAGCGGGTCAAGCGCCGGTCTGCGTCCGATGAAATATTCGTAGACTTCATCGTACAGCCATGCGCCGAGGAAGAACTTGAACAGCGCCATTGCCAGCGCCGCCAGCCCCTTCTCCTTGTATGCGCGCGGCATATCCTTGAAGAGATAGCTCAGCTGGTTGTTGACCTCCAGCTGGAACTGCGTGAAGACCTTCGTCATCGGATTGCTCCGATTGAACAGTGTCGGCGTGGAGCCTTTGCTGCGGTCAGCCATCACGCCCGCCGTCCAGTTGTCCGCCTCCGTCATGGCGGCAGTCTCGCTCATCCCGCGCTTCAGGTTCTGGTTGTACCGCGCACGCACCAGACTTCCGGCGGTAAACTGGTCGATATACTCCATCGGCGAAGACATGGTGGCCGATGCTTTCTGTGCCCATGTCCGCACCAGCGGGTCGCTGCCCTTACGGTTGGTCAGGAAGGCAGACGCATCCACAATGCCGTCGTTTTCTTTGAAGCTCTGCAGCGTCTGCCACATGCCGCGCAGCAGTTCCCCACGGTCAAGCATCGCGCCTCCCTGCGTCAGCGGGATGAAGTTGGTCAGCCACGATGCCGGGTTAATGGCCACCATGTTGGCAGCCACGCGGCTCTCCAGTCCCTTCACAAGGTTGTACATGTTTCTGCCCAGTGCCTGCTCCATGTTGCGGTCTGCGCGGCTCTTCTTGTTGGCCAGCAGGTTGGTGTACTCCTCCAGCTCCACCACGAAGTTCGACAGCGCAAACCGCCCGTCTTCGTAGATGCTGTCGATCTTGCTGCGTTTCTCTTCCTCTGTCAGCCGCGTGTCGGCGTACACCGTGTCCACCTGCTTGCGGATGCCCTCGTCGCCGGTGCGGTAGCGCGCCTGCGTCGCCAGTGCCCGCAGCTTCTGGATGTTGTCGGTCTGATAGATAACGTCCGCCACGCCCTCGATGTATCGGTCGAAGCCCTCCACCGCGTCATAGGCCGTGTCGAAGCCGAGGCGCTGCTGTGCATTGCCGAACCACTGGATGCCCGGTCGGAAGGTGTGCGTCAGTCCGTTGATGGTGGTGGGCAGTGCCGTCACCTGTGTGTCAATGCCCAATGCCCTGCCGAACAGTCCCATGATGCCGTCGCCGTCACCCGGCTGGAAATGTGGGAAGTAGCCGCTGCGGTAGTTCACTGGCTCGTACCCGTTGCGTACTCTGGCCTCGTTCATCTGCTGGAACAGCTCGTCGTAGATGCTTCGGAACTCCTCCACCGCGTGCTCGATCTTTGCCTTGTCCAGCTGTGGGTTCTGCTTCCACATCTCCTGCACAATACCGCGCCAGTCGCTCAGCGTCTTGCCGTCCCGCTCCGCCATGCGCCCTCTGCTGTTCTCCAGCATCCGGATGTTGTCCATCGCTTCGCCCAGCAGCTGCACGGCGTGCGCTTCAGAGATTTTCCCCGCCTTCTGCATGGCCTTCGTTTCTTTGGTGCTCAGGTTCAGCGCCTGTACCCGCTCGCGCATTTTGTTCTTCAGTCGCGTGGACTTTGCCTGCGCCTCGTGCACCGGTGTGAAATACTCTGCAATGATCTCCTGCGCCAGCTTCTTGTCCTTCACGATGTCAAGGATATTGCGCTCCATCGTTTCGCGGGAATAGAGAATACCAGCTTTCTTGTCCTTCCAGTCGTTTGCCGTCTCTAAGAACTTGTCCGCCTCTTCCCGCAGCTTCGCCCGCTGGCTCTGCTTGTACTCCGTCAGCAGCTTCACCAGCCGTTCATACTCCGTCGTAGCCTCGTATACAGCGGTGATGCCCTTCACATTGTCCGTCTTCGGGTCAAGGTGCTCCAGCTCGATCTCGCCCTTCAGCAGCCGTCCCAGCTGCACATTGTCGTGGTCGGTCAGCAGGTTCTTCGCTTTTGCTTTCTCCGATTCCCACCGCGCCTTCTTCAGCTGCTTGTAGGCTTCTGTGACCTGTTCCGTCGTCATCGGTGTCTCCGCCGCCGCGTTTGCCTTTGCCGCACGCTCGTCAGCATAGCGTTTCACAGTGCGCAGGTCTCCAATGGTGTCTCCGATGGCAGCATCAAAGTCATTCTTCGCCCAGCGCTTGAACTCCTCCGCATCCCGTCCATAGTATTCGCTCAGGGATTTCTCCGTTTTTTCGATGCTCTGCGCCACTTCAAACATGCGCACCAGCTGGTCAGCCGGATGCGTCAGATCATCCGGGAACAGCTCCGGTGCCATGTCCTGCAGCTCCTGATACGCCACATCCACCGGCAGCCCGCCCTCGTTGACGATGCGCAGCCGCCCGAAGGCGCTCTTTCTGAAGTCATTGAAGTCCGCAATGTCGTGCTTGTCTTCCTCCGATATGGTCACAGCCTGCGTGCGAAGGTGATCTTTGATGTCCTTATACTGCTGGTAGAACTCCTCATCCACCACAATGCCCTCGCTGTATGCCTGCTCAAACAGCTCCGCCGCTGTCTCTTCCGAAACGCGCCCGGTGGTCAGGTACTCCTCGCTGATCTGCTGCACGATCTTCTGCAGGTATTCCCTCTGTGCAAAGCGCGGCACGCTCAGCGCGCGGCTTACGCGCCCAACAAGGGCGTTTTCAGCCCGCTTCAGGTAGTCCTGTGCCTTCTTCGGCAGCGATGTACGGATGCTGTTCTTCTTCTCTTCGTCCTCCGCCGTCGGCAGCGTCGCCTCCGCCGTTTCCTCCTCTGTGACGGAATATTGCAGCGTCCGTTCATCAGTTGGCATAGTGAAACGCTCCACCACCGCATCGCGGTTTTCATAGCTCAGCGGCAGCAGGTTATGCACCCGCACCTCCGCGTCAGACCATGTGCCACCGAAGTCCTGCCCGGTCAGCGTCAGCTCTCCGATCTCGCTCTTGGAATACTTGTTGGAGGAATCGAACAGCAGCACCGGGATTTGTTCCACGCCTGCATTCCGCATGGCCACCGCGCGGTGCCGCCCCTCATGTCCCTGTACCTCTCCTGTTTCGTGGTCGATGTTCAGCTGGATAGGCTGCCACCTTGTGGCTTCGCCCAGTTTCTCCGCGTCCAGTTCCTTGCTGTGCTGCTCCACGATCTGCCGTCCGCCCTCGCTGGTGGTCAGGTTCAGGAAGTCATCCGGTGTCATGTAGGCAATGTACGCCTTCGCATACTTCGGGCTGCTCTTTGCTGCATAGTCTCTCAGGTAGGTGTCAATGGTGCTTTCCTTCAGTTTGACCGCTCCGTCATACTCTCCGCCTTCGCTGATAGAGAACCGGATGTCCGGATTGTCTGTCGGGTTTTCGTTGGTGACGCTCTTGATCTGTTCCGGGGAGAAGGCGATGTATACCGCGTCCGGCGTTCCGTTGTCGTCCATCTCGATGTCAGTGGACTTTACGATGATACCGTCATGCCCGCCTTCCTGCGCCCAGCGCTTCAGGTCTCCGTGCCGGATGTCTGCCTGTCCGATTGCACTGCCCCAGCCTTCGTCCTCAATGACAAGCGGGTTTTTCAGGTTCAAATAAACCTGCATGATTTCCCCCTTGCCCTTGTAGCCGGTCGCCTCTCGTGCATACCCGGTTGCATCCTCAATGTATGGGCTAAAGTAAAATCCGAGATCACTGCCTCTGTCTGCAAAGTTTTCCCCGATGTGTGCCTTATCGAAGACCGTAAACTTTGTTCCGGTTCCATGGTAGAGCGTCAGCAGCCGTCCCTCGCCATCCACCGCTTTGCTGTCCTTGAAGAACTCTTGCTGTGCTTCCGTCAGCTGCCTGCCGTTACTGTCCTCGCTGATGGAGAACTTCACCCCCTCCAGCCCGTTCACCAGCGCCTTCCGCTGTTCGTCGTTGCCGGTCTCGTACTGTATGATGTTCACGCCCGTGGCCGCCTTCACCGCTGCGATCTCTTCCGCCGGTGCGCTGGTTGGCGCGATGATGGCCGCCGCCTCGCTGAAGGGGACTACTCTCTGCGCCTTCGCCTCGTAGTATCCCGTAGGGATGTTGGCTGCGCGGTCAATGAGCGCAAGGATGCTCTTGGCGTGCCCGTCGTATATGGCATAACCTTCCTTGCGGAACGCCGCCTTCACCGCCGCCACGGTTTTCTTCCCCTTGGCCGCCTCTGCAATGATGCGGCTCAGGTTCTGCTCTTCCTCGAAGGTGTTGTCGAACCGGTGTTTTGTGGTACGCAGCAGATCGTCCGTCACCCGGTCAAGATAGATGCCGAGGTCTCGCAGCGCCTTCTCGTGTTCCTCTTCGCTCACCGCGCGCAGTCTCGCCTCGTCCGCGTGCATCTCGTCCACGTTCCGATATTCCCGCGTGGCCGTTGCCGCCAGTGTCTCCGGTGTCACGCCGTACATGTTCGCGCCCTTGGCTGCCGCCATGTTCATGGCCTTCACGATGTTCTCCGCCGTGTAGTCCCAGTGTGTCTGTGCAAAGCTGCGTCTGCCGCTGTCGGTCACTGCATCCTCGCCGTTGTAGATGCCCCGCTCGCCCAGCAGCCCCTCCAGCTGTGGCTGCACCCAGTCTTTCACCGTCCGCAGCGCATCGTTCCAGCTTCCGCCCGGTGCGATCATCTCCATCATCTTGGCCGCCGTGGCTTCCTTGTCGATCTCGCCCGCGCTTCCGCCGCTCTCATAGAACTCCTGCGTGCTCCGGATGAAGTCCTCCACCCGGTTAGGGAACACATTGTTCTTCATGTAGTAGTCGATGCGCTTCTCCTTGGATTCCGGTCTGCGGTTCAGGAAGTTGGCGTGTTCCTCTGCATAGACCTCCCGGATGGCCTGTTCCGCCGGTTTCATCTCTTCCGCCGTCAGGCGCTCGCCGGTCATCAGCTTCACCGCCAGCCGTGCCACTTCTTGTTCGCCCACCGCGTCGAGGTACTGCTGAATGGTCGCGTTGCTGAAGAAACGGTCGAACTGCTTGTCACGGTACACCGGTTCAAGGCTCTTGCCCTCGCTCTGAAGGAATGCCGTCTGCACCTCCGGATGGTTCGCCAGCTTGTCGGCGATCTCTTCCGGCTCCCATCTGGTCTCATTCTCCAATCCGATCTTGCCCAGCGTGCCGCTGCCTTGGAAAACGCCGCCCGCAAACTGGCTGGACAGGTTCTTGATGTTCTCATCGAACGCCCGCCGCGCCTCGTAGTTCACCTCGCGCTCCACCAGCGCATTGTCCTTTGTCGGTGTCCATGCGTCGCCGCCGTACACCTTGTTACGCGGGTCTGCCTCCGGGTCTATGGTGGCACGTGGGAACACTACGCTGGTATCTCCGTACTTCGTGTGCCCCTCCGCCGCGTCCACGATGGCCACGGAAGGGGATGGGATGCCGCCCCAGTTCAAGGCCGCGTCACGAATAACAGACCAGTCCTTGTTGTGTACGGCGATCAAGTCCTTCGTCCGCTCCACCGGCTCGTCGATGGAGAAGCGCTTCTTGACAGGCGGCAGCTTCTCTGCTACACTATCGTCAGAGACGGATGCAGTGCTTCTGGCAGCTCCCGGTGACGGGTTCGTGCTTATTGCTGCATCCGCCTCTTTTTCTGTAAAAGAGGTCGGCTGCAGGTTTAGCACATCATACAGTGCCATGCTTCCATTTTTCTTCGTGCCTACCACCACGTCCGCCGTGTAGTCGTTTCCGCCCACTCGCAGCAACACATTACCTCTGGCGAAGTCCGTGATTCTGTCCTTGCGCGGATGGTTTAGCCCTTCGTTCACCCAGTCCGTCGTTGCGCGCAGAATTTCGTCGGCATTGTCCGTGGCGCGTAGCTTGTCCGCGTGCAGCTGCGGGTCGTTGTTATAGAGCCACTGCATGTACCGGGAGAAAGTCATCTCCTGTCTGCTTCTGCCGTCAATCTGAATTTCGTTGTTCCCCACGGTGATGCCGTTGGGGAACTTTTTCTTCAGGTTCTCCTTGACGGTCTTCACCCAGTCTGCCTCCGGCACGCCCGCAAGGATGTCCTGTTCCACCTCCACGAACGGCTTGTTGTCCGTGGTCTTTCCGATGGCGTAGCCATCCCCACTGTCAGCAAATACGGTGTCCTCGCTTCCGTAGTCCGGCGATGTCCCCCGGCGCTCCTGCGCCGTCAGCTCCCGTCGCTTCGCAGTGTCCCGCGCCTCGATCTCTCCCGCCGTGTTGAGGTACATCTCGTAATACGCGGACTGCGGGTTCTCCATCTTCCGCTGGAGGTCAAGCAACCGCCGGAACCACTCGTTTTTGTAGAGCTCCTCATACAGCTTGTCCTGCTCTGCCTCGTATTTCGCATACCGCTTTCCGGCCTCGCTCTCCGGGTCTGCCGAGAATGTGGCCTCCATCTCGCGGTCAAGCTCGTTGTAGCGGATCACCTTGTTTTGGTCTGCCTTGTCGAGGCTGTTGAGGATCCTGCTGTAAAGCTCCTGCGCGCGGTCGCTTGCAGTGTCGCCGCTCTCATACTCGCGTGCCGCCCAGTATTCCGGGCTGGCTCCACTCTCCCAGCCCTCGATCTGCTGGATCGCGTGCTGGATCTCGTGCAGCATGGTCCCGACTTTCGCGCTGTCTCCCGGCTTGTCCTCGGAGATCGTGATGGTGTTGGTGCTCGGGTCATAGCTTCCGTTCTTGCTTCCTGTGTCGCTCTCCAGCCGGACCTTGACGTCCCGCAGCTCCGGGTACGCCTCATAGAGCGAGTCATGCTGCAGTACGTCCGCAAGCGTCGCGTTCCCGCTTTCTACCCGCTCGCGCAGCCTCGCATACTCTCCGCTCCAGATATCATCCAACTGCTCCATGCGCTGCATTTCGCTTTCGCTGATCGTTCCCTCAAACATCTTCTGCAGCAGGTCCTGATATTCCGCATAGTCGGCATGATCCTTTCGGAACTGTGCATCTCCGCCGCCGCGGTATTCCGCCTCGCTGTTATCGATCTCAAAGCGCCAGCTCTGGCCGTCCATGGTGCGCGTCCATCCGGTCTCCTGCCAGATTTCCTCCCTGCTCGCGCCCTCTTGCTCCATCTGCTCGGCAAGCTGCAGCGTCTGCGAGTTCGCCGTTCTGGCCTTCTGCCCGGCAAGTGAAAACTTAGCTTCAAAGTCCCTCGCGTCTCTCGCTTCGAAAATGTCCGCGAACGGCACGCCGTTTTTCGCCTTCTCCGGCCTCACCCACAACTGCGTGTTGGCTTTTGTCTGATACCCAAAATCTTGGATAGCGTGGTCCAGCGCCTGCACATTCGCGCTCAGCAGGTCGCTTCCCTCAAGCGTTTTGATGATCGCCGCGTTCGACAGGCTGCTTACCGCCTCCACCTCGTACCCGGCATTCGTTTTCCGCATTTCTACGACGCGCGGCATGTCCATGGAGGTACGTGCCGGGACTACGCAATAAAGAGTTTCCCCTTTTCTGCCGATCGCCATAGGCCGGATCAGGTCGTCCTGCAGGTATTTCAGGTTGTCATAGATCGCCTCGCGCATCGTCTGGCTCTTGCCATCCGCCTTTTCCAGCATGCTGCTCAGGCTGATCAGCTCATTGATCCCCGCCTGCTGCAGCGTGCGGCTCGGCTCCATAGCAGCATCCGGCGCGCCGCCTTCCTTCCACGCCCGCATTTTCTCCCAGAAGGTCTTCCCTTTTTCGGGGTTCCCGCTCCGTTCCTCTGCGTTTGCAGGCGGGCTTCCCCTCGTCTCCTGCGAGGTCTGCGCCGGTTCGGATGCCCGCTCGCTCTGCTGCACTTCGCTCTGCACAGCCTCCGTGAACTGCGTCGCGCCCGCGCGGAACCGGTTCATGCCGGCGTAGGCGTCTGCGAGGACCTCCTCGTAAACGTCCTCCATGCTCTGGTAGGCCCCGCTGTAGCTCTGCACATACTCGCGCGC